CATCAGACAGATCATGAGTTGTATTGATCCTTCTCAGTGATACACCATTGAACTCATATTTGGCAACAACAGAGTTGGTAACATGAGTTGCAGCATTGCCCTCAACTGCTCTTCCAATACCAATCAATGTTCCAGCGGTTCCAGAACCAGATGTGATTCCTTCATAACTGATAATCTCTTCACCAATCTGAACATATCCTGGATTGGTGTTAGATACACCAACATTTTCAAAGGTGTCAAAACCAGTGGTATCAGCAATCGATATAGCAGCAGTGCTTGCCCTATTGTAGTTTACAAGCAATGATGTAGGAGCAGATGATGACTTAACCCTACTGAGTGATACCCTATTGGTAGAGGCATACATTCCATGATTTCTCTGGAAGATCTTCATATGAAGTCCATCCTGAATCACAGTTGTGCCAGTTGGAACAACTGATCCACCAACTCCAGCATTGATAGAGAGTCTTGTTCCAGCAGTTGAATCATACTCAAGATAGTCAGCAGCATTTGTGCTGAAATCACCCTGAACATTACTCAGGAGCATTGCCTGTGTTTCTGTGATTATACCAACAGTCAACTGCATACCATCGCCAAGTCCCTGTGTTCCAACAGAAACTGGTGCGAGAACATCACCAACCAATACATTGTTGCCACCAGCATTAATTGTTGCTCCAACAGCAACACCATTCTGAATGGTAATATCAGCAGTTACATCAGTGCCCCTTCCTGTTAGCGCAGTCAGTGCGACACCAGTATATGTTAGTGCAGCAGCAGAAGGAGTAAATCCAATACCTGTTGCTGTTACAAACATCTCACCAGTAGCAATACCAGAAAACTGTTGAAGGATACCAGTCGCATTTGTATTTTGCTGAGTTACCCTATTGCCAACAATAAGGGGATTAGCAGCACCATCCTGATTTACAGTGGTTCCAATACCCACACTAATCTGTCTAGGCAGTCCCTGAACACCACCAGCACGGATTGCTGAAACCTTTTTATCAAGGTCAGGATTATAGAACTGGATATTACCAGCACCAACAAAGTCTGCCCTATGAAGTACAAACTTCATATCCTCATATTGGCTAGGGGTCCATACCTTAGCATTCTGAGACTTGAACAGTGAACCCAGGAGTGGTTGTTCAGTAACCAATACCCTATCTTGCTCAGAATCAAGGGTCGTTACATCAGCTTCACCAAGTCTAGAAATCCAGACATTATATGTTGTCATGTTAGACATAACAACCAATGCGTAATCAGCACCAGGTCTCAGGAATATTGGTGATTCAAATCTAAATGATGTAGCAATAGTGCCATCCTCAGACACATTAACATCATCAGGTTCCAAGGTAACCTCAGACATTGCAAGGATAGTCTTATTGGGGGTTCCTAGTGTTGTCTCCCTGAGTTGAATGGTGACTGGTGCCTGGTCATCCTTACTCTGGAAGAACAAATCAACCTTAGTGGCATAGATTCCCTTCTTAGAATCAATGGTAAAGGTTTGTGCAAGTGGGTCACCACGTCTTGGTGGAGGGTTGGATGGTGGAGGGGGAGGTGTGGGTCTTAGCGTGGTGCTATTGATAATATCAAAGTTGATATCAGATTCTACTGTTTGAGTTTCTGCCTCAACTTCTGAGGTCTCAACCCTGGCATTTCTGAGTGAAAGTGTTACTTCCTCAGTAGTATCAACATCGCCCCGTGAGTAGAAGACTTCCTCAGCAGATGTTGTGGTTGTTCCCTCAATCTGACTATTAATGTTACTGCTTGTCAGTGAGAAGACATTCCTTCCAGTGCTAAATGTTGCAAAATCATCCTCTTCATCTGGAACATTGTAGCAACCAATGACAGTACCAACCCTATCAGTAATGAGGTTCTGATTGGTGACTGTTGCCTCAGCACCACTGGTCTGACCCCTCAGTGTCATTCCAACTGTAATATTACCACTAAAATCTGTTTCATTTATATCAGCAAGACTTGCTGTATCAATATTCAAGATTGTGCTTTCAGTTCCATATACTGAGGGAATAGAATTACTTCTCAGATAAGGATTGCTGTCATAAAAATCAGAGGGATTGTTATAAGCACCATACTTATGATTAGCAGTTGCAACTCTTACTGAGAATGTAGAATCACTTGCTCCAGATGGTGTTCCAAGAATTGTTTCTCCAACCTGGAATATTCCATTGTCCATCGCAATCTGGACCAGTTTTGGAGTACATCTCAGGGTAACATTTACCCCATCAAAGAATGAAAATACTTGGGTATTTGGTTTTAATCTAGTTCCAGTAAATTCAATATTTCTTTCCCTCATGAAGGGAACAATGGATCTCTTGATAATTCTTGATCCAAGAGATGTTGACTCTGTGACAACTTCAGTTATGCTCTGTTGTCTGCCAGTTCTGTTCTGCTCAAGATTAATAGAACCATCAAGACTGAAACTATCAACTGTGGATAGGTTGGCATTATTGCCACCCAGTCCTCCAAGTTGAGCAAAGGACATCCCCATTCTACGAGCAGCAGAATTGAAGGATTCATTTTGAGTTCTTTGTCCAGTTACATCAAAACTAACACCCGTGGTCTCCCAGGAGTTCCAGAGAACTGGTGCTAAACCAGTTCTTAATCCATCATCACCAGTGGTAACTTCAGCATCAATCGCAGAGGCAATTGATTCAAAGTTGCCCTCCATAACAACATCTTTTGTATCCGCTGGGACTGTACTAACCCATGTATCAGTGGTTGGATTCAGTGCTATTGATCCTGAATAGAAGTCAATCAGGAATGGAGTAACATTCTCAACTCTCGTAGCATATACTTGAGATATTTCAGGAACTTCAGTATAATCCAGACTGATAACATTTCCAGTCCTCTTGACATTCTGACCCGAAAGGGCAGCAAATCTTGAATCAGTGTTTGCTGCTGTTTCAGTTCCAATTCCAGGAATAGTGTTGTTACCAACTTGTAGATTAACTGCTGTGGAATAATGAGCAGGTCTCAATATTTTCTCAGAAGGATCAATACTATTTCTAATACCAATTGTTACATCCTGTGGTGTGAATGATGTAAAGTTATCAATGAAGATACCTGATTTAAATCTATTAAGTCCATTTGCATCAGATACAAAGGTATTAAGAGTATTCTGCTCAAGACTATTCAATGATGTATAATATTCAAGATTCTTGATTCTCTTTTCAAGTCTTGCGATATCACTCATCTGATATCTCTTATGTTCAACAAATGAAATCTTTGAATTTTTTACTGAGTAGAGATAAGGAGGATGGTTTACATTAGCAATATTCAGAGCACCTTGTAGCACATCAGGGAGTTCTGGTCTATCAGAAGGAGCACCAAGAGTTACCTGAATATCACCTTCTTTAGTCAGATAAATTCTATCTGCTCTTCCAAGATAGAAGTCATACTTCAGGATGGATGTAGAATCACTAGCAAATACGTGTTTTGAGGTCTGTGCTGTATTATTAAAGTTTCTTCCATCAAACTCAAATGGTGAGTTGCCACCAGATGAAACTGTATATGGAGCAACCCTTGGTCTAACATCAATCAAATCTGTGTTTCTAAATCCATCCACATTCTGAACTTCTCTTGAATAATCACAGTTCTGGTAGGAGTTGGAGGTTGTAATATCCCCAGTATCATTAGGATCATAATCAAGGAAACCATAATAGATGGTCAGTTTCTTGGATGGAGTTGCTACAGCAGCCTTTCTTTGGATTCTTGAAATGTCGTAAATATCACGTCTCTGACCATTATCAAATGTGAATGATTTAGCAATATTGGGTGAACCAGCAGTAAGTTCAGTAACATTTGCCCTTACACCAGATTTTACAAAATCAATAATCTCATTATCTTGGAATGTCTTATTATTCAGATAGGCAAACTTGATTCCTGTTGTTGATGTTTTTTCAAGGTAGATTGCCTTAGCATTACTCAGATTGCCAGTGAATGTATCACCAATAACAAGGTCATTGGTCGCTGCATTTGGACCTGACAGATTAGCACAGGTCATTGCTGGTGCGGTGGCATCATTCACATCAAGTGATTCATAAACACCATGCACAACAAAGGCATCAGGGACATTCAGTGATATTTCATTATCCTGTACCCTAGTTCCATATGGGAACGCACCATAAGTAAGACCATCATTCAGTGTGGTGCCAGCAACTCCAACAGCATCAGTTCCAGATGCTGGGTCAGTGGACTTATCAATAACAATCTTTGTGACAATATTTTTTCTCTTCTCTTTGGATGTAAGTTGTGTTTGAACAATTGTACCAATGAGAACTGCTGAACCAGATCCAGCAAGACCCTTGATTGTTACAGTGGTTCTATCAGAGTTAAAGGTAAACTTGTCCCTTGTAAGGACTTCCGTGCTACCATCACTGTCAACTGAGAGGGTATATCTTTCCTCATCAAATGCTGTCCAGGTTTGAGTGTTGATATTATCTACACTAACTGTGCCAGTCTCACCATTGGTGATTGTAATTTCCTTTCTAACCCTGAATGTAGCGTTGGAACCCTCAAGATTTACAGATTGAACATTAGCATTTGGAAGGACACTATAAAGTGAATTACCACCAGAAAGGTTTCCACTTTGGGATGATCCTCTTAACTTCGTTGTAACAAGTTTCAGATCATTAGCATCAAAGTTGGCAGTTGGAAGTTGGCCATCAACAACTCCAGTAACAGTTGTAACTCCTGTTATTTGAAAACTAGTAGCACCAACAGAGACAACCCTTGCCATGGAAACATCCAGGAGTCCTGGTCTTTCATATGTTACGAGATTGCCGGTTGTTACAACTCCAATAAAAGTATTCCCATCAAGTGCTGGACTTGTTACGGTTGATATGGTTCCAACCGTTCCATCAAGTTCAAGTCCGGTGATTTTTGCATTCTCAAAGGTAAGAATGTCGCTTTGAATAATATCAGCAGCAAATGTGTGAGATGTTCCAACTTGAGAATGAACAGATTTTGCATCAGATAGTGAGAACTGTCTTGATGATTTGAGGATCCTACTTACATCAGGATATCCATTAAAGAAAATCTGCTCACCTCTTAAAAATCTACCTGTAACACCAACAAGGATTGCGGATGTAGAGTTGGAAGTTGCTTCCTTGATAAAACCTGCTGCACCACTTTGAGCACCCTCAACACGGGTTGACTTAGCAAGTGTTGCCGCTAGATTTAAATTAATTTCTGTATCGGTCTGAACATCAAAGAGAGATAGATCCCATACATTAAGGGCAGAGTTAGCAGCATCATATGAACCTGATTCTAAGGCAAAATCATAAATTCTTGCCTTACCAATCTCAGTACCAACAGGATCTCCATTAGGGGTCTCATTAACCCTCTGATCCCTTAGGGATAGGGTGTTTGTGGTGATAAAACCAATAGGACCACTACCAAATACATTATTAACAGCGATCGTTGGAGCAAAATCAAAACTGATACCAGTGTTTCCAACTGTTCTGGTGGTTCTGGGTTTTGGAACATCAATAAACTGTGGAGACTTGATTTCAGTCTCATAACCTCTTACATATGCCCTACCAGGTGATACCTGATAGATCATTAGGTCGTCACTTGGTGTTTGACCACTTCTTGTGGTTTGACCACTAGAGAATACACCACCATTACCTTCTAAGTTATTAAGACTTTCCTTGATGGAGGTCTGCAACTCAGTAACATAGTAGTGACCTGATTCATCAAAGGTTCTTCTTGCTAACTCATTACCAAGAGTATTATATTTGATCTGATTATTAATGGCATTCTTCAGTTGACCATTAAAAACCTCAGCAATCTGAACAAATCCTTGTGTATCAAAGTTACCAATTTCTTTTTTTGCTAGAGTTGCTGTGATCTTAAATCTATCAGCACCTGGAGCAGTGTAATTGTTAAAACCACTCGCATTATCATAGAGAGAGTTGTCATCATCCGCCGTGATGATTTTTTCTTCAATCTGAAAACCAATTCTGTAGTTTGATACGGTCGTATATTGATCAAGAATCAAGATTTGGTTATCAACAGTGACGAAATTGCCCCTAAGATAGAATATACCCGCACTTTGGGTGAAAGCAGTTCCAGTTCTGGCTGCCTGCTCAACAATAGTGTTGGCAAAACCCTCACCAGCAGCAATAAATGAGTTTCCAAATGCTAATGCTGTATTTGTGGTAAGAATTTCATCATCAAAGAAGACTTCACTAGAATTCCCATCATCACTGGAATCCTCATAGTTCAAATAAAGTGTATAATTGCCATTATCTGACTGTTGATTGGTAATATATGTAACTACCCTTGCTGTTACGCCAGAAGTTCTACCTGTAATCTTTTTACCAAGAAGATTATCAAGATAGAGATTTACTGGGATGCCTAAAAACTCAGATTGTATCTGAATACAATGTAATCTTGCTTTATATGATGAATTACCAGGTATAACAACACTTCCTTCCTTGAAAGTGTGGTCACCCATTGCTTCAATCTGTCCCTGAAGGATAGATTGAATATTATTTAACTCCCTTGCCTGTATTGGGTAGGCAGGTTTAAAAAGAACCTTATTGTAGTTTTTAGTTGCGTCAAAATCGTCAAAATAAGGAGCAACGTTGAGATTAGTTTCCTGTGGCATAATTCTTTAGAATTGCAAAATGATTTTGACGTCTTCTTTCTGGGAGGTAGACCTTGTGACTGGTGGTCTATTATCAACGTATATAATATTTCCAGAATATTTTTTGGATTCAGGATTCGCAGTACCCATTGTAAATTCCTGACCCAGATTATATGTCTTACTATTTATTACGGTACTTATACCTGAAAATGAAGTGCTAATCTGTAATGTGGCAGTTCCACCAACAATGTCTACACTTCCTCCTGAGTTTGCTCCAGCATCTCCGTCAAATAGTATATTAGTAAAACCGTATTCTGGAGTTGCATTTTGTGTTCCATCAGAGTTGAAACCTACATTGGTCCTATCCTGCCAATACTTCAAAACTCCAGTTGTTTGATCATATGAAATGACCCTACCAACTGCTGTTGAACCAAGACCTACAGTTTGAGTAATCTCAGCATCACCAGAAAATACAACAGAACTATAACCAGCACCAGTCAATCTGAGTGCATAAGTTGCTGCTGCCTTATCTGATGATAAAAGACTGGTTGAACCAAACTGCTGTGGGTTCTCCACCAATCCAACCCTGGCAAATTGATTACCAGTGATAAAATCAGGGTTATCAGTATCATTCTCATACCTAGAATAGGCAAGAACATTAAAGGCACCCAACTCAGTGTAGATATCATGACCGTGACCACCAGAAGGAGGAATAATCACATTAAACACTGGGGTGGTTGTTCCTGTCAAACCCTTTTCAGTAAGATCAATCGTTCCGTAGGTATAACCTGAACCACCATTTGTGACTGATATAGACTGTACCTTGCTATCAGCATTGATTACAACAGTTGCCTTTCCACCAACACCATCACCTTTAATAGTGACACCAGTGTAGGTATTGGCATTACCAAGTCCAGCACCCCTGTTTCTGATTGTAATAGTCTTTAACTGACCACTTGATGCAGCATTTGTTTTAATGGTTGCTGTCTCAGTTGTATCTCCCCAGTTTGAAGGAACTGGAATATAGTTTGTTGAATCAAACTTGATAGCATCACTTGGTTTGATAGTATAAAGATATTTCCACACATAACCATCACCACTTGAACCTGCTGCTCTTGGTTCAAGGTCAGTAAAGGTAGGTTCATCCAAGGAAGGACTACCTTTAAAATTATTTTCTGGATTAGCATTATTAAAAAGGCAGATATAAACCCTGTAATCACTATTCATCACATAATAGTTGGATGAAT